AAAGCGGCGAGCGATCTGCGCTGCATTGTAAGGCTCCTTAGCCGCGACGCTGGTAGGCAACAATGACGACGGGGTTAGCAGTGCCGCCGACGCCGGCGAGGTAAAGTTCTGCCGCGTTCGCACGAAGTTCGACTGGACCTTCGAAATAACCAACAGTCGGCGCAAGTTCGAGGTAGTTCACGCCTGCGGTGTAGTCCGCCTGCGTGAAGTACACACGAACCGCGACCGCGCCTTCATTCGAGATCTGAAGAAACTTCGTCGCGACGGGCAGGTGATACTGCCCAAGTGTGGTGGTCACGGACAGGCGCCGGACGATAGGAAATCCACCACGATTCTCAAAAGACATGGCTCACCTCCGGCGCAATGCCGCAAACAAGATCAAGCAGCGTGCGCGTTGATGTTGGTCCGCATCTCGTTCACGAGGGTGACGAGCGCGTTGACCGCAGTCTGCAGAGCGTTGATGCGACCTTCAGCGGTGGCATCATAGGTCGTGCCGGTAAGAGCCGCGCCAGCGACCGACGACGCGGCGGCGGTGACGAGAGCGGGCATCTGGATCTGGTTGAGCAGATCGCCAAGAAGAATCTGGTCCGCAGCAGGGAGAGCCCCCTTGCGGAGCGCAGGCTCGTACTTGGAGAGATCGTTGAGAACGCGAATCTGACGTGCGGTGAGAGCCATGTCTTATTCCTTTCGACGCTTGCGCTTCGAGGCCACATCCTCGGCAAGCTGTTCCTTACTCTTTCCTACCACCGAAATCTGCGCCAAGCGAGCCTCACGAACGAGAGCAATCTCGTCCATTTGAGCAAGCTGTTCCTTGAGGTCTTCGACCTTCTCGACCGGAGCCGCAGCCTTCCAACCAGGCATGCTCAGTAGGAGCGCAGCATGCTCCTCGGAAACGACGACCTCGCCCTTGGCATCAATGGCGTAGATCTGCCCACGCACATCGATCTTCTGCCCACGAAGCGAGACCTGATCTGTCCGAATCTTCATAAGCACTCCAAACACGAGAAGGGGGAGGAGCCGCTAGACTCCTCCCCCTTCACGTCAGGTTGTTCAGGCGTTCAGCGCATCAACCGCACGACCGATGTTGCGGAAGATGATGTTACGGCCTGGGGTGTAGACCTGCGGGGTGCCGTAGATCAGCTGCATCCAGCGGATCGAGGGATCCACAGTCGCGAGCGGGATCTTGATCATGGGTGCAAGCTGCTTGAACGCCATGTTCTCAAGGTCCTGCTGGAAGAGGAACCCGGTGGTGCAACCAGGGAGCCGCTGGTTGAGGTCCACGAAGGCGAGGGCGCCGGCGCTCGGCGCACCGCCCACGATGTTCGACACGCGGCGGATGAGGCGAGCGGTGCTCGCCGCGCCGCCCGCGCGGGTCCGGTACACCATGTAGTACGAGGGCAGGGGACCTGCGCCCGGAAGAATGGTGAAGCTCACACCGTCGCCAGCGGCAACGGCGAGAGTCACAGCGTTCACCTGAACAGGCGCGCTCTGACCAAACCGGTTGACCGCCACGACCCAGTAGAAGTAGTTGCCGTTGTCCGAAGCCACGAACTGCGAGCTAGCAGTCGGGGCCGCAGCCGCCGCAACGCTGATGCTCGGAGCAGCAGGACGCTGCGCCGCGTCACCGAGCGCCGCGAGGCCAGCAACGCCACCACCGTCGGTCAGGAAGACGTTCGACTCAAGGCGAACGTCGCCGGCCGGCGAGATGTACGAAGACACATCGCCACCGATCTTGCCGTTCTGAAGCGCGCCAAGGTCGTACCGCATCTTCGGGAAGAAGGTCTTCACGAGGTCGGCCTTCACCTTGGGGTTCAGGTGGAGGTGGGTGCCCCGACCGTAGTTCGGCGCATCCATGATGGTGAGCGAAGCGTCGATGAGCGCCTCCTCGGTGAGCGGCTGCCCACGGAGGTCGATGATGTTGCCAGCAGGAGCGCCCGCCTCGATCTGACGCTCGAAGCCGTCCCACTGAAGGGGGTCAAGCGAGCTATCGCCGAAGAACAGGTTGTTCTCGATCATCTGGAGAAGGTGGAGGGTGCCCGCCACGGTCTCCTGGGCGATCACGTTGCCGTGCGCCGGCTTCACGAGGGTCATCACGTGCGACACGCGCCGCGAGACGCCCATGAACTTTACGATCGAGTACTTACGCTCGTACTGAGCGTCGGTCTCGTTCGGAAGGCCCGCCTCGGGAATCCAGCCGCCGCCCAGAGACTGACCGTAGCTCTGGATCTGGTTGAACTCCTCGACGGTGTTGTACGCGGGGAGCTTCGGAATCGCCCGCCACAGACGGATGTGCTCCGCGCGGAAAGTGGTGCTCTTGAGGGTACGCTCAAGAGACTCGACGCGCATCGCGAAGCCGTCGCCGGGAACGGCCGACGCCGGAGCGTTGATGCTCGAACCAGCCGAAAGGGCCTTGTTCAGGCTCTGAAGTTCATTGGGCGAAGACGCACCGTAGAAGCCGTCGACGCCAGCGTAGTCCTGCCAACTGACCATGTTCATTTGCTTTTCCTTTCGTATCTCGTGTCAGGCGTCGTGCCGATCAACGGCCCTGACGGAACTGCACCACAGCCTGCAGAAGCTGCGGGTGAATCCGCTGCGTCTGCTCGAACTTGGAGATCGCCTCCTCGTAGCTCTCGCCGGAGATGGCGACGCCGTCACCACCACCGCTGAGCGACTTCTGGAACATCATCTCCAGGGTGTCGAGAACCTGATTGGCCGAGAGGGAAGGACCCTCGGCCTGCGAAGCGACGCCGCTCTTGGCAAGCTGCTCGCGGCTCTGGACCGCACGCGGCCCGTGCGCCGGAGTACGGCCGAAGGCGTCGACCTTCTCCTGAAGGCTCTTCACGAGCCGACCCTGCGAGATCATCGCCTTGGTCAGGTCGAGTAGGCCCTTGGCAAGAACGCTCTCGCGCTCCGCGCTCTTCGACTCGCTCTTCTCGATGGAAGTGGCGAGCGAGGTCATGTTGTCGCAAAGGGTCTTGTGAAGCTCGGCGATGTAGTTCGACACGTCGATCGACTTCGCAAGCTCCTCGTTGTCAGCGCCGCTCATGGACTTGGCCACCTGCTCACGAAGCCCGCCCTCTCGCGCGCCGGCGAGAAGCTTGATAAGCTCCGCATTCTCTGCATCGGAAAGCGCAGCAGAGAGGCTCTTCTTGAGCAGCTCCTGCTTGCGAGCGCCGACGCCGCCCTTGGCGACCTCTTCGAGGCGCGACAGGGACTTGAGAAGGTCGTCCTCGGAGATGAGGGACTTGTCCATCTTCTTGGACTTCTCCTCCTTCTCCTCGTCCATAGCCTTCTCCTCCATCTCCTCGTCCTCAGCCTTCGCCATCTTCTTCCGCTTGGCGGCGAACTCGCGAAGCTGCTCGGGAGTGAGTGCCTTCTCTTCCTTCTCTTCCATCTCCTCGTCCTCCTCGGCGTCCTTCTTCTTGCCGCCGGCGACATTGTGAGCGCCACGATCGTCGTGGCCGATTTCAACGCTGACGTCGTTCTTCTTGACGTCCTTCTTATCCTTCGACTCTGCCTTACCGTAGTTCATGGTTGCTCCTAGAGAAGTTCGCGGTCTCGGAGAGCGAAGGATAGCTCAACCATGCGCTCCGCAGTCGCGAGACTGACATTGGGGTGCCGATTCATCACCCACTGCACCGCCTCGCTCTTACCGAAGTGACGACGATGCTGCCCTTCCAGGCTTTGAGGTGAAAGGACGCGTCCTGCGCCAACCCCGCTCACAGGACCCATCACGCGAGCATTGGAAGTGGCAGGGCCAGCCATGAGCGCCTTGTTAGCCTCATCAGCGGCGTTCATCTGACGAACGACCTTCTCTGCCCAAGCACGGCCAGGGTCGCCGCCCCAAAGGAGCCAAGCGATATAGCCGTTAGTGGGCGGGTCCTCGGTGCCCGAACCACGATTCTGTTGGTGCCGATCGAAGAACGCCTTCATGCGGCGCATCGTATCGGGGCTCATATTGGCCCCGCGAGCGAGGTCACGCGCCCGCGCGATACCTACGCCGGTGCCGCCCCGACCAAACTCGCGACGAAGATCGAGCCCGCGCTGCGCATCCCGGCGCGCACCAGCCGGCGGCGAGAAGTCAATGTGCTTGTAAGCCTTGTCGAGGTCATCCTCCTCGTCCTCGGCCTTGCCGCACATCTTCTCGTATTCGTCGTCAGACACCGCGCGCTCCAGCGACTTGGCGAGCGCGACAAGCTGCGTGTCCGTGTTCACCGGGCAGTGCGTGATGGCGACATTGCGCACGCGCGCCTTCGCGATAATCTTGCGGTCCTCGCCGGAACGACGCTCGATCACGCCCTCAATGGAAAAGCCGAGCTTGCGCTGGTTGCCAGACTTCTGAAGTGCGAGCGCCTTCTGCCAGATGGTGTCGGCGCGAGGATCGCCCTCAAGCATCCAGCCTTCGGCCCAATGGCCGTCTGCAGGCGCCTCGCGTCCATCAGGAAGACGCTCGCCCTTGCGAACGTAGCGCACGCCCTCGGGATAGCCGACGACACCCGCCATCTCCTTGGCGTGATTGTCGTTGAACCACCCGAAGTCGAGGAACTCGGAGAAGTCGAGGCCACGCTGAAGAATGGTCTCGCCCTCGCGATCCTTGCGCTCGGTCGTGATCAGGCCTGCGACGCGACGTCGCAGTCCTTCAGGAGCGTCCGCCTTCTCGAAGAAGGACAGGGGAGCGTAGAATTTGAAACTTTCATCGCTCATAAATAAAAAAGGCAGCAACCCGGAAATCCTTTCCAGGCAGCTGCCCCTCTCCGGAAGTACCTTCTTTCGAAGACTTCCCTACCGGGCCGAATTACTTTGATGTTTCTACGCGAAGCCGGATAGCAGGTCAAGTGTCGTCATCTTGAAATGTCGACTTTAGTCGTTCTACGATGACAAGCCTTTCGGTCGGCGCCGTGTACGCCTTGGTCAGCTCGATAGGAAGCTCGACCGATCCCTTGCACCAGAAACACTGCCCGACGCAATTGCCGTCGCTCTTGAAGACCAGCGGTCCCTGCGTGCGAACGCGAACGCCCTGATCGCTCTTCTGAACGACCTTGTTGCCGCAGCCTTTGCAGCGGACGTTCATACGTCGTCCTGTTCCTGCACAATGAAGGGGTCGATGGCGACGCTCTCCTTGCGCTCGACCGCACGAATGGTCGCAAGCTCTCGCAGAGCTTCGTCGACGACGTCGTCCTCCCAGAACGCGTGCGCGGCGAGATGGTAATCGCGAGCACCATATACCGGGAAGGTCTTTCCGTCGCGGAAGTAGTAGTCCTCGCGGTTCCGCATTCGCCGATTGTCATCAAGAAGTCCGTCGACGAGTTGCTCCATGGCTTCGCGCGTCTTGCCTACATCGACCTGCGCAGTCTGTGCGGGGATCGGCACGTTGTACTTGTAGTTGGGTCCTGACGAGCCTGTGTCGACTGAGCGATTGTCGTAGTGACCACCGACCGTCCAACTGGCCACATTCTTCGACAGCGTCCGCTCGTCCCGAACATGGAAACGCGGACGAGGCTTCTTGACCTCGGCCTTCTCCATTTCGTCCTGCTCATCCAGAGCGAGCAACGCTTTGGTCAGACGAGGGTCGTGCGCGCTCAACTCCTTCAGGACGTGCTTCGCCGCAGCGAGCGATTTGCTCGCAAGCTCTTCTTCCGTACCCTCGATTCGGACTTTCATCAGGTCGGGTCTCCCCACATCGCGAAGTAACCGCCAAGAACGGTCGTCGCCGACGTGTTGGTCACCGTAGCCGAAGTTACGATCCCGTCCACGTAGAAACTGGCCATTTCGGATGCCGTGGCGCTGGGGCGACGGCGGACCTGAATCGGTGCTGCGCCGTTCACCGCGAGGTCGAAATCGCCGAACGCACGGATGAAGAACCCACGACAGGACTGTAGCGAGCCAAGTCCGAGCGAGATGGTCGCGGTGGTGCCGACCTGAAAGCGCCCAGAGTGCGCCTCGTTGTACGTATCGACGATCGACGTAGCGTCATCGACCGACGGACCAAATAGCTGGTCGCGCTCGTTGGTGCTCTCGAAAATACGAACATTGACCAGCGACTTGACACGCATAACTTACCTCTTGATGTGCATCGCCCTTTTCGGCGAATTGTGCTTGCTGCGGTCGGCCATATTTTCTGCGACGGAACCCGGCTTCACGTTTCCGGCAGAATTGTTTTCGCTCTTGCCATCGAGGTGCCGTACGACTTGTCCTGCTCGTTTGCCGCCTCGAAACGCTGCGACAAGCAAATCGTGCACGTACTGCGTCGTCTTCTTCCCATCACGCATCAAAACAACACGTTCGTATTCATGCCCCTTATCGGTGCAGATAACTTCGTGCTTGTCTTCGGTTCGGTCGCCAGTTCCGCGCTGACGGTCCGAAAAGACGCGCCCATCACGAGTGATGAAGTAGCCTGGAAAGCCTGGAATAGGTTTCACATTACACCTCGACGTCAATGACCAAGCTCTTGCCTACAGTATCCTTCGGTGGAGCTACAGGAGCGCGACGTCCTCCACCTGGCCCGCCGCCAGAGCCTGCGCCAGGAACGAGTGCTGGAAGTGGATTCGGAGCAGCAGCGCCGCCGACGCCAGCCGCTCCTGATGTCCCGCTCGCCCCAGTCAGCATTTGAGCAAGCTGCGCAAGCTCCTCCTTCGACACCGCAGATTCTGGGAGCGAAGAGATGGCGGCAACTTGATTACGCAACGCCGCCTCCTGCTCTTCCTTGGCCTGCTCTTGTTGCTTTCTAGCAGTTACCTCTTTCCGAGCATTCATCCAGTTTGCGTCAAGAATAACTTGACCCATTCCATCAGGCAGCGGCGGCAGATCTTGCTCCGCACGAAGCTCATCAATTAGGTACATTGATCGAGCTCGCTGCGTAAACAAGTCAGCAATTTCCTTAGGCGTCTGCGATTCAAGTCCGACAAATTCAAGAGTGAAGTCTGGATTGATTGGCCAGATGATGTACTTGTCGATCGCACGAGAAAGGAACCGAAGCAGGGGCTTCAATCCTCGGTCCTTGGACGCGATGATTTTGGCTTGGTTGCCGCCTTCAAACATTGCCTTAGTGCTCTGCGTTCCGTATTTGAAGTTTACTTCAATCGGATCCATCTGAAAGACAGAGCAAGTAACCTTGATGAGGAAGTCCATCCATGCCGAGAACTCCATGTCCTTCGAGGAGTTCTGCATGTTAATCCATTCGAGCTTCTCGGCATTGGTGATGGGCGTACGCCAGGCGTTCTCGACGCCGGACACCTGCTGATACCAAAGCCTGCGAAAAGCCTTCAGCTGCTTCTCGGGAATCGAACCGACGATGTTCAGAATGCCCTTCTGCAGCGAGCCCTGAGCGAACGCGTTCTGGTTGTACTGCCAGGCCCAAAGGATTGCGGTCACGGTCGAGACGAGCATCTCCAGTTCGCTCGTCCCGTAGCCATAGCCCCGAATGTCGGTTCGCGGATTGCGGACCTCGAACGCCATCTCCTCGCGAGTGAACTCTGCGATAGTGACGTTGTCGTAGACCTGTACAGAATGCACCCGTTCGATGCTGTCGTCCGGATAAAGCTTATCCGTGTTCGCCAACCGAATGGTCGAAGCGTCGACGGCATACCACTCTGCCGGACGACCATCTCGACCTGGCACGACTTCAAAGCACATCTGGTCATAGACCATCGAGTCTCGCACCAGCCGACGCATGAAGCTCTCGAACGTCGCAGTACCACGCGGGTCGCGGGAAGTGCCTCCGCTGACCATCAACATGTCTTCCATCTGACGCGCAAACTTCTTATCAGACTTCGTCGGCGCGCCTTCACGGTCACGCATTTTGATGCGAAACCCAGTCTCAAATCGCGAGCTTTGAGGAGAGCAAAAGGCCGAAACCTGATTGATTCGCGTCTGCACGATTGCTTGGACAATCGGCATGCGCCAAACCATCGCGTTCAGGGTCGCGTAGGTGACTGACGAAGGACGATCACGAAAGCCAAGCTGCTCGATGAGCGCAAAGGGGTCCCAGTAGAGTGCCTTCGGGTCAGAGACGCCGTCCCCAGTCGGCGGCATCTCGATGCGCGTCGGCTCCATCTGGTCGGCCTTGATAAGCTCGTAGCCTGCGGGCACCGAGACAATCGAATGACTAGGAGCCAGCGGAGCCGGCGCAATGGCGTCGGAGTCGGCCTTCTCCAGAGACGAGGCGTCAGAGAATGCGTCTGTCGTCTCGATATGCGACCGGCGAAAGCGATCCCAGAATCCCATCACGCTACCTCACGACAAAAAACGGACGTGGACAAGTATTGCTTGTCCACGTCCGCCTTTTTCAATCAACCGAGCTTGATGCCGTTCGCAGGAAAGATCAGGTCGCCCTGAGTCGGACCGCGAACCGAAGACTCCACCGACTTGCTCAGCGAAACACCGTGGTAGCCCTGCCCTGCGTGGCAGTTCGGGCAAACGGTGAGGAACGAGGGGAACGACGACTTGCAGAGGTCGTTACCGCACACGTGGCTCTTGAGAAGTGGCGCCTGCCAGTTGAGGGTCGGCTCGGGAATCAGCGTGTCGTTCTCGATCGACTTGGCGATACGCTCGTCGAGCGAGGTGCTGTAGGAAACGGCGCCAGCCTGCCACGAACGGCCCTCTGGCATCGCCGGAAGCTGCCGCATGGCCATGGGCTGCCGAGCGACGAACTGCACGTCCTGGCTCATTCCAAAGCCCTTCAGCATGCGACGGTTCGAGCCCAGGCTGTCGTCGGTCCGAGTTTCGTCCCCGTGACCAACCGACGCGCTCGCCTCGACCGGACGCTTCTTGCCGTGCATCTGCTGCCCGACGACAACGTCGTCCTCGGAGAGCATCACATCGCGCTCCCCCGAAGTCGCCGACTCGTAGTCCTTGCCAGGCCAACCGTGCATCTCGGAGACCGGAGCCGGCATATCGAAGGTCTTGCCATGAAGCTTCTGCGGAATCCCGCTGCTCATGGACGGCTCCTTCATATCGGCCGTCGACATGGCACCCTTCGCGACGCGGGTGATGTCCTTCTTCTCGTCTAGCTCCAGCGCGCCCATCTCGCCGCCACCGTGGTGGCCGTCCGCCTCGGACGCCGGCGACACAGCTAGTGCCATTGCTTCATCGGCCGGCTCACCTCGGACTGCCTTGGAGAGGACCGAATCAACCTGAAATCCCAGAACCTCGTCGAAGATGCTCATCTTCTTTCCTTTCGCTTTTCGGGGAGTCAATCAGATTCGGTCTCTCGTTCGACCTCGTCCTCTTCGATGACCCCAATCCTTTTCAGTTCCTCCGAGATCGCCTCGATCACGGAGATGATTGTGAACTCGTCGCGCGGGGTAAGATACCCTTTGTTTTCGAGTAATAGAATCCGCGCGCGTTCCTTTGCGCGCGAAGCAAACGATGCTCCGTACATGCCTTCCATGGAACTCCTAAGACTTCCGGGGATGACCAGCCGGCAGCAAATCGTTATCGGTTACGTAGTCCTTGTCGCCCGGCTTTCCGGTCCGAACAAGATCAAGAAATGCGTTCACGCGTCCCATTGCCCATTGCTGACGTGTCATGCCGGGGCGATGTGAAACGCTATAGGCTCCGGCGCCGCGACGCCAGACCGATTTGAGCATACCAAGCGTAACTCGCTTCGAAGCCGAGTCCTGCTTGGCATTGTGCTCCTTTACCTTGTTTCGAAGTCCAGCTTCGACTTCGTCCGACAGCTCGATGTCAGCGCCCGAAGTCGAGGACGCCGAACTGCCAGGCTTGTTGACCTTGGACCCACGAACGCGATGCGACGGAGGCGCAGGCGTCGACTTACCTCGCTTCGCCTTCTCTACTCCATCTTCGACTGGATTCGCTGAGCCGAATCGACGGCGTGCCAGTTCTTGCACCAATCGCAGCAAAGCTTCTCGACTTAGCGTTCCAGTGTCTACAGGTTCGACACGTTTTGGGTCTTCCAGACCCGGCACAGTCCCTACGACATGCCACTTTCCGTCTGGCTTCTTTTCGACAATGCGCTTTCGCCAAACTTTTCGTGTGCCTACCGGTTCAGCGCGGACGTCTTCCTCGACTCCTCCACCCCATCGAGGACTCCGCTGCTTTGGTAGCGTCTCCGCTTCGCTCTTCACGACGTAACGATCTGCGTGCTCTCGACTGATGACTCGGTCTGGTAGCAGTTCGACGTCGATTTTCTTGAGCGCCCGAATAACTGCATCTGCTCCATAACGAGAAATGCAGGGCATCAAGTCTTCCAATTGCACGCCGGCGTGCCCGGCTTCATCCAGCATCGAACTGATCTCTTCGTCGACGCCTCGCTCGCTCTTGTTCATCACCATCCGCAGACGCGGACGGGCGCGGGTCTGCCGGAACAGATCGACGGCACGCTGAAGAACAGTCCGGCGAACGCCGGGATTGATCTTCTTGTCGATCATTCCGGACATCAGATCTTGCCGCAGCGTGACCTCGTTTTCTGCCGACATCGCCGACGAAAGCAGGCCACGAATGAAGTTCTCCTGGCTCTTGTCAAGGGTCAGCCCCTTGAACACGTCCCCTTCAACACGAACGCCGTCCGTGATGTCGGGAATATGCGCCATTTCATCGACGGGCTCGCGCATATGCAGACGCGGAACCTGTCCGGGAATGCTCATGGCTCGCATATCAGGCAAAATATACAGACCAGGCATTGCCCAACCCTCTCATCAGCCCCAAAACTTCGGCGCCCCCATCTTAGGGGCGACTTCACTATAGGGCTTCAATTCGCTTGACTTATCTTGCCGCAAATCTGCCTCAAAATCACTACCTTCGGCAAGATCCTGTACGAGTTGGGCATTGACACGCCTTGGTCGACCCCGAGCAAGCGGCTTCATACCAACAATGAAGTCGTCCATGTCATCGTCATCAGCACCAACAAGCTCCTTCATTACCTCTTCCATGCTTCCAGCGTCTTCAGGTTGCTCTCCGAACGCGAAGGTAAAGTTACCTTTGAGGATTGCGTTGTTGCAAATCCAGAACGCCATCACCATATCGTCGTGTTCACCGGTGCTCACCACGCGACCATTGAACGACATGGACCGCATCTCTTCGATCCAGAGATCGGTCAGCTCAATCGACGCCTGATCGCCCCTCGGAATGCGAACTTTGCGGTTTTCGAGCAAAACTGCGAGCCCCGGAACACCTTCTTCAAGTGAATGCTTCGCGTCTCCGGTGTGAAAGAGCTTGATCGGCAGGTCAGTTTCCTGAATCAGCGTCTCGCCGAAGATGCGCTGGGCCTGGTTGGCCTCCAAGAAGATCAATCCGGGGCGATATTTGCGCGCGACGTCGTTGATCATCGCCTTTTGCGCCCCGAATGACAGCCCCGACTCGCGCTGAATGTCCAAAATCCAGCGATTGCCGTGCTCGTCGATGCCCATCGTCCAGATAACCGTGAAGTCCGAGCCGACAGTCGCAGAAAGCCCGAAATCGACGCCCATGAAGACGCTTTTTACGCCAAATTGCGTCCAAAACTGCCTCGGGGCACCCAGTCGAGCCCCAAGCTGCATCACTCCGTCGGCCAAGAACATCGACATGGGGAACAGCGACGAGTCGTCCGTGACCGGCGAGCACATCATTTCGCGAGCAAAACGGATGTTGCCCATCTCGGACCGCATCGCGCGCAGCGTCACTGCCGAAAAGTACTCTGGCCACAGCGGTCGCTCAGTCGGCTTTCCCGGATCAAGCACTGCAGGGAACCGCGAGAAGTTGTATTCCTGCTTCCCGCTTAGTTCACCGTACAGATCTCGCTTGTGGAACGGCGTTCCGATGACAATGAGCTGCCCCGAAGGAATCAAAGTCGGTCGAACAGCATTGAAGAAGTAGTCAATGTTCTTCGCTCGCACCGCTTCGGAGTGCGCGTCGTTGTCGTTCAGAATGTCGTCGCACACGATCCACGCCGGGTGGACGCCTCGAACCTTCGTTCCATAGCCACGAGCGTAGATTTCGGAGCCATTGAGCAGCCGAATCTGCTTCGTCGACCACATCTTCCGTCCCTTCTCGGGCGGACATAGATGCGCCAGACGCGGATTCGACTCAATCTCGTGAATGATCTTTTGCAGAATCATGTCAGCCTGCGGCTGCGAGCCTGAGAAGATGAACCCCTTCGAGTTGGGATGCTTGTCGGCCATCCAGATGGGGTAAGCCAATGTGAAGAAGTGCGAGTTGTGATTGACGATGTCGTTCGCGACGTAGTTCTCGTTGCCAGGTACGTGCAGCGGATACACGACCTGCAGTCCCAGGTCCGTCACCGACACCACTTCGTCCCACAAAACCGGCGCATCACACAGCGCCAGCACGCGAGCACGCGCGTCCTCGTCCGGTTCGAGCGCAGCCAGCCGGCGCATCTTCGCCCGAGTCGGGCTGTGGTCCTCTCGATAGACCTCTCCTCGACGACGAAACCAGTTCCGGTCCTGCGTCAGCAGACGATACGCCCCTCGCGGCAGCACATCGACGCTCTCACTTCCCCCTTCGCCTCGTCGGCGAGCCAGTAGCTCCGCGAACTCCGCTGCCCGCTTCCCCTTGGGACGGACGCGTGACGCCAGCACCTCGACGCTGCGACCTCGAACCATCAGCCGCCAGCTCGTATACGGCGCCCCTTTATAGGTTCCGCGCTTCTTGGACAGCACGCTGACGACGCCAATGCGCATCAATAGATGCTGCACATCGCGCATCAGGTCTTTATTGACCGAGAAGAACTCGACTGTCCCTCGACGATACAAAGAGACGTGACAATCGGTGTCGACAAGTCCAGCCAAAAACGTCTTC